AACAAAGGTTTAACCAATTATGAAAGAAGATTGTTTAATATATGGTTTAATTTAGAGAAAAAAACTGGCAAGGAAATAAGTCAATACTTAAACATTAGTTTATCACTGAGTTATAGAACGATTAAAGAATGTAAGGTAATTCAAGATAAGTTTAGACAATTTATAGTTAGTAAATTATAGATTTCTATTCTATATTTCTATACTCTCTCTTATGTTCCACAAAACACACTCAAAGCCTTGCTGTTATTGAGTTACAGACGACAAAAAAATTGAATATTGAAAAATAAAAAAATAAAAAAACTATTATGGCAAAGAAATACGATCCAGTATATAACAAAAAAAAGTTATTGATCGCCCTAAAAAAGAAATATGGAATTGTTTCACAGGCTTGCGAGGCTGCTGGACTTGTTCCAAGCACTTTTTATACTTATTATAAAACAGACCCTGAATTCGCAAAAGAAGTTGATGAAATTCAAGATATAGTTCTTGACTTTGTAGAATCCAAACTTTTTGAAAAGATTGAAGGTGGATCAGAAAAATCAATTCTGTTCTACATGCGTTATAAGGCAAAGAAAAGAGGATACACCGATAATATTGATATAACATCAAATGGTGAAAAATTAAATAATGTCCAGATAGAAATAATTAAAAAGAATAATGAAAAAGAATGAAACTTTGCAAGTTAAAGGAACAATCGTGTTTGAAAAGAATTGGGAAGCACTCAATTCAGATAAAAGGTTTATAAGGAACCAAGGTGGTTCAAGAAGTTCAAAAACTTATTCTATTATACAAGCTCTGATTCTATACTGCCTTAAAAACAGAAAGAAAGTTGTTTCAGTTGTTAGAAAGACAGGGCCTGCTTTAACTGCAACCTGTTATAGAGATTTTATTGAAATCTTAAAAGATTGGAACCTCTATTCAGAAACACAACATAACAAAAGTGAAAAGATTTATACTTTTGAAAATGGATCACAGATTGAATTTTTTTCAGTTGATAATGAACAAAAGTTAAGAGGACGCAAAAGGCACCTTTGTTGGTGTAACGAAGCAAATGAATTGTTATACGATGATTTTCAACAATTGAATTTAAGAACATCTGAAAAAATCATTATTGATTATAACCCGAGTGATTCTGATAGTTTTGTTTATAACTTGCCTGTTGATAAAACATTTGATATTCACTCAACTTATAAAGACAATCCATTTTTAGAGCAACCGATTATTGATGAAATTGAAAATTATAAAAATACTGATGAAAATTATTATCAGATATTTGCACTCGGACAAAGAGCCTTCTCAAAAGAAAATGTTTATAACAGGTGGGAGGTTACTTCTAAACCAGAAAATCTGACGAGTTATATTTATGGACTGGATCTCGGCTACAAACACCCGAGCGCACTTATCAAAATTTGGTTTAACCCAAAAGTAAAAGAATTATATTTTGAAGAGGTGATATATGAATCACACCTGACATCACAAGATTTGATTGATTTGATGAATAAAAAAGGAGTTGATAAAAGTGCGACTATTGTGAGTGAGACGGCAAGACCCGAAATTATTGCTGATTTGAGAAGGAGTGGTTTTAAGATAATTGAAGCAAACAAAAATGTTAAAGATGGAATAAACTGCGTTAAAACATTTTCCATAAAATTGAGTGAGAGTTCCTACAATATACAAAAGGAAAATGAAAATTATAAATATAAAAAAATGAATGGTGTCGTAACAGAAGATATTGTAAAACTATATGACGACGCTATGGATGCGATAAGATATGGTGTCATGTATATCAAAAAGTTTTTATTAAAAGAGGAAACAACACCAACAAAAATCTATACATTTAACATATAATGGCAATAACAATTTTAGCACAACCAGATAGAGTTCATCCAGGTTACAATCCGATTTATTATTGGGTTGATTCAACGAATAAAAACCTGCCTGGATTCAGATACATTTTTGAAATCAAATTATGTAGTCCATCATCAACTATTATTAGAGAGTTGAAAGTTGCTCCTCGTCCGAGTGACAAATATGGATACGCAGATATTTCTAAAATCATTCAAGATTATTTAAGAAACGCACTTGATATAAACTCAAACACTTGGATAAACGCAGATGATTTTAGTGACTTTGAATATCAAGTTGATTTTGGTGAAGAGTATATAGATAGTTATGAATTATACACAGCTATTTCAACTGGTTTAACAGGATCTTTGATTGCACCTGCTAACTCAACCTTATTAACAGGAACAAGTTCCATGCCTTTTATAGTTGGTGATCAAGTTTTTGTAAATATTGATTCTGGTTATACAGATTGTCGTGCTGGAATTGAAGGTTATTGGACGGTTAATGGTGCTGCTGTCGGTGTTGGTTTAATAACAATAAACTATAATACTTTTTGCGTTGGTTCTCAAAATATATCTGGTTCTTATATTAGTTACGCAGACAATAGAAAAATTAGGGTGACTGGTTTGACGAGTTCAAGTTGTTCGGTTGCTTTTAACGCTGCTTATTCATTTCAAGATTTTAAGAACTACGATGAGAATCAAATTATTTGTTCAACATCAAGTTCAGAGATTTTGACGAACGCACCGAATAAAGATTTTTATATTTTTCCATTTCAGAGTTTATATTGGAACTTTTTTGACGATCAAACAGATAATGTTGGTTCTATACTTTTTGAAAATTCAAACGGCTCACAATTTCTTTTAGACACCTGTGCTAACAGAATTCCTGTTCCGATTCCTTATATCAAACAAGTTGATGTTAGTCCAAACGCAGGTGTTGTCCTATTATCTGGTTCAAGTTCAAATATAGTCATGCCTGATACAGAATGGTATGACATTCAAGCGATTGATAATTGTGGTTGTGGATTGCCTGATTCAATAACCTTGACTTTTAATACAGGAGGTGGAACATTATCAACAAATCACAACGCAAATGGAATTTATAACGGTGCTTATTTTTATCAATTCACGAATGGTTTATCAACATTTTTCTTGTGGTATGACACAATTTCAACAACATTTGTTGTAACAGATTCTCTTGGTTTAACTGCAACATTATATGTTACTGGTTTGATTGCACCATCAAACTTGCCTTATGTTTTTTATGGTTCATCAACTGCTGGTGACTGGAACGCGATTTCATTCACTTATTTCCAAACTGCTCCTTGTGTTCCTGATTTAACTCAAACAACATCAGAAAAGAGGAGGATTTATATTGACAGGAGGTGTCCGATAAATGAAACACAAATTCTATTTATGGATAGAGCTGGCTCATGGAGTTCATTTGGCTTCACTCTTCGTGAAAAAAGAAATATAACTTCTGAAAAGAAAAATTATAGAAAAGAGTTTGGTTATTTAGATCAGAATCCAAGTCCGAATATTTGGACTTATGACTTGACTGATGCTGGTGAAGTTACTTATAATGTAACAACAGAAAAAACATATACTCTTACAACTGACTGGATGAATGATGGAATGAGTGTTTATTTTGAAGAACTTATCACAAGTCCTGAAACTTATTTGAAATCGGATGAAACTGGTGGCTCGTTTTTAAGATGTATAGTTTTAACAAATCAAGTTGAAACTCAAAGAAGTAAAAATACTAAATTGATTAACAAGACAATAAACATTAAGTTGGCTGTTAATGAAAATATAAATATTTAAAATGATTAGAATACAACTATTAGGACAAAACGCAGGTTATTTAGATGTAATTGAGGATTCAGTTTTTGCTTTGAATCTCGCAGTTGCTGATATTAAAGATATAACAAAAAGAACTGGTTCATTCAGTAAAACAATTTTGTTGCCTGGAACTAAAAACAACAATAGATTGTTGAATGATTATTTTGAGGTTAATGTTATTGATGGAACTTTTTCAATCAATAAAGTTCAAAGGTGTTTGCTTTTAGAGGATAATGTTCCAATTTTCAATAACATGATACTTCAACTTATATCTGTTAAAAAGGAACAAGCTACAAATATGGAAGATGATTTGGTAGAATATGAAGTTTCTATTAAAGATACATCTGGTGATTTTTTCACAAATATCAACAATCGTTATTTAGATGAACTTGATTTTAGTGAATTTGGACACACTTATTCAGCACAAGAAATCTACGATAGTTTTAGTCATAGTTATGTAGATGGTTATAAATATGTTATTCCTTATGGTGATGATAATTGGTTTCCAATAATTGAACTCGCACCTGCGATCTATGTAAAAAATTATTGGACTAAAATTCACGCTGATGCTGGATTCACTTATCAGTGGATTAGTGAAACAAATCAGAATATAAAATTTGATAAACTTATAATTCCTTTTAATGGTGGTGCTGTAAAATTAACCGAAGATGAAATAAATAAAAATAGAGTTATTGCGACTGGTTCTGATCAAAGTATAATAACAACAAGTTTCACGACACCTGTTGGTGGATACTATCCTTATAGAGGTGGTATTCAACGAGTTTTTGCTTCAACTGAAATACAAGATCCGTTGAACGCTTGGAATCCTGCTACGAGTAGATATACGAGTCCATTCTATATAATGGCTCCGAGTAATTTAGAGTTTATAATTGAGTTTGATTATGACTTAATTGTTAATAACCTTCAAGCTTTGTCTGGTAGTGTTTTGAATTCACAAACTCAATATTATGGACAATTCAACATGATTTGTAGAATATTAAACACAAGAACTGGTTTATTTGATACAGCTATATTCAATCAAACACCAACACCAACTATTCAGAACTCAATTTTTCCACCAGGTCCGACAATAATTTTGAGTGGTAGAGCAAATAGAATAGTGAATACATCTGGACATCAACCAGGTGATTTATTAGAAATCTATTTTGGTGTTGCTCATGCTGCTGGTGCGAGTGTCAATTTGAATTTTCAAAGAATAACAGAAGTGAATATTGATGTTAAAAATCTTAATGTTAGAATACAGATAAGTGAGCCTGTTTTTGGTAGTTATATAAATCCAACGAGTTTTATTCCAAAACAAATAAAACAAAGTGAGTTTGTCAAATCAATAATGACTATGTTCAACCTTTTTGTTGAACCTGACACAATAAATCCAACACAACTCAATTATTATACGAGAGATGAATACTATGATAATGGAGGTTTGATTGATTGGACAAAAAAGATGTCACGAGATACTGAACAATCTTTGAACTTCTTGCCTGAATTAGGTAATAAGAGTATAATTTTTTCATATACGCAAGATGATGATGTTGCAAACAAATTATACTTTGAAACAACAAAAGAAGTATATGGACAACATCAAGTTATATTTTCAAATAATTATGTAAAAGGTGTTGAAACAAAAGAAATCATTTTTAGTCCGACACCGATGGCTGAAAGTGGTTGGAATTCAGTTTTGCCGATGTTGCCTTCTGGTGATCAAGCTTCAAATATCAGAATACTTATTGACGCAGGTAGAAGAAATTGTCAGCCTTGGTTTTTAGTTAATTATGTAGATCCAAGTGTTACGAATTTTCCTCCTGGTGCAACTGCTGGTTCATGGTTGAGCATAACCGACTATCCTCTGATTAGTCACATGGATAATGACTATAACGCAACTATGGATATAAACTTTGGTGTTTGTGATTTTTATTTTTATGACTTGAAAAATATCTGTCAGAATAACCTCTTCAATAACTTTTGGAGAAGAACTATGGCTCAAAAAAATAATGGAAAATTATTAACGGCTTATTTTTGGTTGAAAGGTTCTGATGTTGCTAATTTAAGATTGAACGCAAAAGTCAGAATTGACAATTCATATTGGAATATCAATAGAATTATTGACTTTGACGCAAACGCTTATAAACTCACAAAAGTTGAACTGATGTCAATTGATGATGAATTATTATTGCCTGCTTATGGGAAAGATAGTGAATTCCTCACACCAGGACAACAACTTGCACCATTTTTTGAATGGACACCTGTTGGTGACAATCAAATCATTATAAAAAATGTTAAGAGTTCATATAATAGTGTAAATCACAATAGTAGATTAACAAGCAACAATAATAATGGTGTTATAAATTTAGGTAGTTTCAATAAAGTTGATGGTGGTGTGAAGGCAGTTATTGTGGGTGATTTTATTCACGCAACTCAAAGTGGTTTATATGTTGGTCAAAATACTTTTATCGGTGATAATTTAGGTAATGTTGGAGGTTTGCCTTCAACACTTGCTGTGGATAATACAACAAGTGGAAATAATATTGTTGTTAGTCCAGGAGATTTTATAGCAAGTGAAGTAGGTAATCAATTGGGCTTGATTAGTGATAGCAATATTTTGATTGAAGCTAATGATGGTGTTTCTAGAAATAATCAAGTTTTAATAGATCAAACTTCTGGATATACTGGAATGTATGCTTTTGAAACTGCTTTGAATTTTAATTCAAAAGTAGAGATTGATTATCAAACAATAGTGGCTCAATATTTTGACTCCACTTATACAAGTTTTATGAGTATAAGTCCTAACCAATTAGCTTTGGAACATACTGATACAGCAAACTATGCTAATGACATAATTTTGAATAATACAGCAAAAATTGATTTAATAAGTCAGGATATAGCTGCTGGTAAGTTTGCGATTATAGAATTGATTCCTACAATTTCAACTTGGAAAATGTATGACACTACAACTTATGAAAATAGGATCGAAATATATGATACTTCAAGTGCTGGTATAAGAATAGGTGCTGATGATTTAGGAGGTAATGCTGCTTCTTTGAATATTAAAGATACAGGAATTGAAATACAAACTAGTGGTAGATTTAATTTCAATCCATCTTTGCCTGCTTATGCTGACGATGCTGCTGCTGGTGCTGGTGGTTTGAATAGTGGTGATTTATACCAAACAGATGGAACTGGTGCTTTGACAACTGCTGGAATTGTGATGATTAAACAATAAAAAAACAAAAATATGTAAAAGGTAGAACCAAATATTTAATAAATAAAATAAAACATTTATTTATGAAAATATGGAAAACAATTCCATCAGAGCAAGATTATGAAGCTTCAACAGATGGACAAATTAGAAACAAAAAAACAGGTAGAGTTATTAGACAAGTCAATTGTGTTGGATATTTGAAGATATGTATAAAGAATAAGACAAAATTAGTTCATCGTTTAGTGGCAGAAACTTTTTTGGAAAAAAATGATTTTAATATAGTGCACCATAAAGATAATGATAAAAGAAACAATAATGTTGAAAATTTAGAGTGGACTACACAAAGTTATAATGTGAAAAAAGCTTATATTGATAATTTATATAAAAAAGATAGAAAAGGTTTGAATAATCCAAATTATAAAAATGGTAAATATATCAAATCAAAAAAATAAAATATAAAAAATATGCCTGTAAGTTTAGGAAGAGACAAAGATGGATGTTTTGCTCGTTGGGGTAAAAAAGGAGCTAAATATCATTATGAATGTGGAAATGAAACCTCACGATTGAACGCGAGAAAAAAAGCGATTGCACAAGGTGTTGCGATTGGTGAGTTTGTTGACGAAAAAATCAGTTTTGATTTTGATGGTGTTTTAACCACATCAAAAGGAAAAGATTTAATAAAAAAATATATTGATGAAAACAATATAGTTTATATCATTTCAGCACGAAGTTCAAAAGATGGACTTTTGAAAGTTGCGAACGAAGTTGGTGTTCCAGAGAGTAGGGTTTTTGCAACTGGTTCAAATAAAGCAAAAGTTGAAAAGATTAAGGAATTAAATATATCCTCACACTTTGATAATAACCCAGATGTTATTGCAGAGTTAGGTAATATAGGAAAAATATTCAAATAGAAATGGCTGTTAATGAAGTAATTGAATTAAAGATAAACGCCGCGATTGAAAGTGCTAATGCAGCTAAATCAATCGGACAATTAAGAAGATCATTATTTGAGTTACAATCAGTAGCCGAAGATTTGGATTTAGGTTCTGATGAATTCAAAAAAGTTGAGAAACAAATTGCTCAAACATCAGTTGGTTTAGCTCTATCAAGAGATAGAATGGAGGACTTAAAGGAATCTGTTTCAACCTTGACTGGAACGCCTGTTGAAAGATTATCATCAAGTTTCAAGCTATTAAGACAATCAATATTTGATTTGGATTTTGATAAGTTCAAAACAGGTATAAATGGTATAGGACAAAGTTTTGACGCTCTTGGAAAGCAACTTCTTGCAAATCCGTTACTTTTGTTAGCCGCAGTCATAACTGGTATAGTTGTCGCTGTTGTCAGTTTAATGGACTCACTTGGATTGTTACAACCAATCTTTGATGGAATCAACGCAATTATAGGAAATTTAGTTAGTGGATTCAAGGAACTTACAAATTGGATCGGATTAACAAATGATGAATTTGAAAAAGGTAAAGTTGCTGCTGAACAATACGCAACTGAAATAGAGGGTCTAAATAAAAGTTTAGATCAGAATGTTTCAACTGCTCAAAGAGAAATCGCAGTTCTTAAAGCAAAAGGTGCAAGTTTAGAAGAAATTAGACAGGCTGAAATTAAACTTATTGTTGCTGAAAAGAACGCTGCGATTGATAGAACAAACATTTCTTTGAAAGAAATTCAAAGGATTGAAAATTTATTAGCAAGTGGAAAGTTAGATTCAAAACAAACCGAAGAAAACTTAAAACTAAAATTAAAAGTTCAAGCTGAATTAGAAAAGGCAAAGAAAGATGAGTTTGACGCAGAAACAAGAAGACAAACTTCACAATATGAATTTGAAAAAAATATTGCAGAAAGAAATAAAAATCTTGGTGAGCAAGAAATCGCGAGAAGGAGAAAAGCAGCTGAGGAAGCAGTTAAGATTGTTGAACAAGAGGAAAAATTAAAAGTTCTAAAAACAGAAGAAGGTTCTCAACAAAGGATTGAAGCACAGATAAATGAATTGAACGCTATCTTTGAAGTAAGAAAAAAGTTTGCAGCTGATCTTAAAATAACTGAACTTGAACTAAACATTTTAGATCAAGAAAGGTTAAACTCTTTGGCTAAATTAAGAGCTGAATTAGAAAAGTTAGGTGCTGGACAATTCAATCTTCTTAAAGGTTTTGATTTGAAAAATCTTGTGGAATCAAATAAAACATCAACAGATGAATTGATTCAACAAGGAATGTTGTTAAGTAACAACTATGCAGAGATGCAACAGAAGTTGTTGAATGGTTATCAAAGTCAAGTTGATATAGCTAAATTAACAGCAGAGGTTGAAAATAGTGACTATCAAACAAAAATCAATAATATAAACAGCCTTTTTGACTTACAATCAAAAACTTTGATGGCTCAACAAGCACTTGAAATAACTGCTGCTGAGGAAACAGGCGCTGATGTTGAAATGGTTAGAGAAAAATATAGATTGTTACAGGTTCAAAATGAACAAAAGAAAGCTGATTTAATAAAACAAGTAAATAAAGATATTTTTGATGAAGGAATAAAAACTGCAAATGGTGTAATAAGTGCTTTTGGTGCTTTTAGTGATTTTATGTTTGAAAATCAAAAAAAGAACCTTCAAGAAGGAACAAAAGAAGCAGAAGCTGCTGCGAAAAAAGAGTTTGAAGTTAGAAAAAGGATGGCTATTGCGTCAGCGATTATATCTGGAATAAGTGGTGTTGTTAATATCTTATCAGCACCAACCACACTTCCAGATCCGATTGGTGCGATATACAAAGGAGTTCAAATCGCAGCTCTTGCTATAACAACTGCCGCTCAAATTGGTAAAATATCATCACAACAATATGAATCAACTTCTTCAAGTATAGGAGGTGGTGGTTCAACAGCACAACCACAACAACCATCAGCACCTTCGTTCAATTTATTTGGACAAGGCAATCAAGCGAATGTTACATCAGCTCAACCAACAACAACGGTGTCTGATCCGAACGGAAATGTTTTAAGAGTTATTGCTGAGGTGAGTGAAACTGAAATCACAGCAGTTCAAATGAGAAATAGAAGATATTATAATAGTTCTGAACTATAAAAAATGAAAACAATTTAATGAATACGACTTGGATTAGAACTCTACAATTGATTGAAAGTTTTGCCTCAGCTCATATACAAGTGAGAAGATTCAAAGCTGACTTTTTAGAGCAATTAGGAAACTTCGGAACAGAAACCGAACAATATCCGATTTTATACGCAGTTCCAGAATCAGCAGTTTTTCAAAATGATTTATTAACTCAATTGAATAGATTTTCAATAACATTTTATTCACTTGATGTTATTCAGAAAGACAGAGCGAATATCAATAATGTTCTGAACAACACGAGTTTGATTTTGAATGATTTATTCAAATATTTCAAAGAAAGTGATATTCCTGGATTAGAAGTTATTGAAAATTCTGGTTTAACACCTGTCAATAATTATCTTTTAGATTATGTTGCTGGTTGGAGTATGACTTTGACTTTTGAAGTTGAAACTTATTCGTTCTGTGAAATTCCTTTTTCAAGTCCTCCAACATATTCAATTTATGATCCAGATATTATATACGCCCAGTGGATGGGTCCACAGGGTCCAGCAGGTGCAACAGGCGCAGATGGTCTTCCTGGTGCAACAGGTCCACAAGGTGCGACAGGTTCACAGGGTGCAACTGGTTCTGTTGGTGAATGTCGTCACGGACAAGTTTATGTTGATGGTTTTAACGCAATCACTTTTACACAAAGTGGTGTTTATAGATCAACAGGATTGATTTCAACATTAGATACAAGTGTAACATCTGGATTTCAAATTGGTTCAGATTCTTTTTCACTTCAAAATATCGCAAATGAAATTTTATTAGTTAAAGCAACTTTGACTATGAATTGGTTTTTAGATCCATTAACTGGTGGACAAATTGAATTTGGTGCGATGATTTATAAAAATGGTTCACCAATTTTAGAAACTGAAACAAGAAACACAAATGAATCAAATAATTTGAGTTGTGAATTAACAACTGATTATTTGATATTGATGAATCCAAATGATGAACTTGCTATTTATGTAGCTCATTTCACACCATTTAGTTTAGGTAAGGTTTTTATTGATAGAACAAGATTTAATGTTTCAACTATTTGTGGTTTTGGTGAGATAGGACCGACAGGTCCGAGTGGTGTGACTGGTTCACAAGGTGCAACAGGCCCACAAGGTGCAACTGGTGCGCAAGGTGCGACAGGAGCGACTGGTCCGCAAGGTTCAACAGGATCTCAAGGAATTCAAGGTCCAACAGGAACTGGTGGTGCACTCGGTTATTATTTCAGTGGATTTGATACAACAACTCAAACAAATTTAGGTGCAACATTCGCAAATGCTTTTAGAATTGATACAACAGCAGAGGCAAATGGAATTTTCATAACTCAATCTTCAAAATTAGTTTTTGAAAATCAAGGAACTTATAATATTCAATTTTCTGCTCAAATTGATAAAACTGATAGTGGAACTGATGAAATAGAAATTTGGTTAAGTAAAAATGGTGTTAATTTAGATTGGACAAATACAACATTAGAACTTCAAGGAAATAACACAGAATTAGTTGCTGCTTGGAATTTTTTATTAACTTTGAATTCAAATGATTATTTAGAATTATATTGGCACTCAATTGATACAAATATGAGAATTCTAACGAGAGCAACTCAATCAAATCCAATAAGACCCGCTATTCCTTCAATTATTCTGACTGCTCAACAAGTCATGTATACTCAAGTAGGTCCGACTGGTTCAACAGGTCCACAAGGGGTGACTGGACCACAAGGTATTCAAGGAGTGACTGGACCACAGGGAATTCAAGGCGTGACCGGACCACAAGGAATTCAAGGCGTGACTGGATCACAAGGTGCTACTGGATCACAAGGTGCAACAGGTCCACAAGGTGTTTCAGGTGTAACGGGTCCGAGTGGTGCGACAGGGGCAACAGGAGCAGGAGTATATGATTATATTTCTGGACATTATCAAACTTTTATGGAAAATACGAGTTTAGGTGGATCACCATATACACAAGCTTTAAGTGCGAATCAATTAAGAGCTTATCCGATTATAGTTAGAAAAACGGTAGTTATTGACAACATGAGATATGTAAATGCAGTTAATTCAGCTGGTAATTCTGTTTGGGGTTTATACGATACTTTGAATTGTGCACCTAATAATTTATTGTTTCAATCAACACCATTCAATAATGGTTTAATTGGTGTGCTTCAATCTTATAACTTGACAACACCTTTGACTTTGACACCTGGAATTTATTGGTTGAGTTATCTGTCAAATTCAGGTCCATCAATTAGAACTTATCAAGTGGTAAATGGTTCACCAAATATAATTGGTGAAAGATTAGGAACAATTTTTAATGGTCCGATGAATTTTGTTTTTCAAACTTTGGCTTACACTTCATCTATGCCGACAACTTTTGGAACTTGGAGCGTTTCAACAAATCCTGTTCCACTTCAACCTTATGTTTATTTCAGAATACAATAAAAAAAATTATATAAAATGACAACTTATGTTTTTACGCAAGGAAATTATCAAGTTTATAAAGCACTTAATAATAATACAGAAGCAGAGAATTTCAAAAATACTTATTTAGATAATTCCTGGACTTATTCATTATCTGTTGCAGAAATTGATAATGATTTATCGGCTTCACATGCTCCTGTTGATATTTTTGCTTTAAGTGATAGAGTTGATGTAATTGAAACTATTGTCAATCCAAGATATATAAATCTTACTTTGGATGGTGGTGGCTCAGCTATAACTTCTGGACTTCAAGCCGAAGTTCAAATTCCATTTAGTGGAACAATTTCATCTTGGGCTATTTATTCAACTGCAACTGGATCTTGTGTGGTAGATGTTTTGAAGTGTAATGATTATTCGTCTTATCCAACTTTCACTTCAATCGCTGGTTCGGAAAAACCAACTTTAACAAGTCAAAATAAAAATCAAGATTTAGTTTTATCAACTTGGAGTCAAAGTATAGCGAGTGGAAATATTCTAAGGTTTAATGTTAATAGTGCTTTGGTGGTTCAAAAAGTTTATGTGACAATAAAAATAATAACAATATAATATGGCTCAAAGAACAATTAGTCCAGCTGGTGGTAATTTTGGTTCAGCTTCTGCTTGGGTTGAAGGTTTAGTTCCAACTTCTTCTGATAATGTGGTTGGAATAACCACTTCTGGTAGTATAACTATGAATGCGAGTTATACTATTCAAAGAATTGACTTGACAAGTTATTCTGCTACTTGGAGTTATGCAACAAGAACTTTAACTTTAGGTCTTTTGAATGGTAGTAATATTTTTGGTGTAAATACTAAAACAGATTCCACGGGTTTATTATTTTTTGGTAATGTTAGTGCTAATTTAACTCACCTTGGAACTTACTCAATAGGAAATTTATCGTCAAATGCTACAAATGGTATAATAACAATAAACTCCGATGTTTATGTGAATGATGTTGTAAATCAAAATGTTGGTGTTAGATGGAATGGACCTACAAGAACTATTTATGTAAGAGGTAATTTTAGAAATAATGCTGAAACTTCAACAACTCAATTAGTAGCGTCACCTCAAAATTTTTCAGGTTCAGTTTTAGTAGATTTAATAGGCGAAGGTTATATTTCAACAAATTTAGGTGATGGTTCAAATCCTGGTAGATTAAGAATTTCTGGTTCTTATTCAAGTAGGTTCAACCCATTTAGAGTTTTACAAAATACAACTTTAGAAGTTGCAACTGCTGCTAATGTTTCAAATTTAGATTTGACTTTTTGGAACACAAATAATGGAACAGGTGTTTTTACTGCAAGTATATCAAGTCCTCCAAGAAGTGTTTTAGTTTATCAAACAGCTAAAACGGTTCAAGGTTCAACAGACTTAAATTTGACTTCAACTTTGGTTGCTAATAATTTTGGATCTTATCCACTTTTACAAAGTAATGTAACTGCTTCTTTTTATGATAATATTAGATTTTTAGGAACAGGTGGTTTTTCTTTTTCTAATTTTAGTTTATATCCAACTTTTAGTTTGATACAGGCTCAGGGACTACAACCATATAGATCACCAAATATTCAACTAGCACCGGGCTCAATATATACGATAGGTAGATTTCAGGCAATAGGAAATGCTGATGATAGATCAACAATATCTTCTAGTTCACCGGGAACTCAATCAACAATAAATATAACAGGAACAAATGCAGTTGTAACAAATTATAATTTTACCGATATAACTGCAACAGGTAAAACAATATACGCACTAAACTCAACTTTAAGTAACACGACAAACATAAAAGCAACAGCCTCAATTGATAATGTTAATCCAACAGCTTTTGCTTTTGTTTCATAAAAATAAAATTATTAAAATGAATAAAATAACAAAATTAAATATTGAATTCGGCGAAACAATTGAAGTTGATGAAAACTTCAATATTGATGAATACATGAATGAATGTATAACAAAAGTAGTTAAAATGATAGACAACCAATTTATTGATGGTAATTGGATTGATGATCATCTAAAAAATAAATAATTTATTATGGGATTTACATGGACAGGAACTGAAATTGTAAGATTGATGTCAAAAAAATTTGAAGAAATTAAAGCTGAGCTTGAACTTTTAAGAGAAGAAATAAAAAAATTAAAAGAAAATGAAAAGATTGATTAAGGATGGAGTTTATACTTCGTTAATAGGTTTATTTGTTTTAATATTCATAATGTTAATGTTATGGTTCGGAAAAGCAAACACCACCGATATGGCTGGTTGGTTAGCTTTTGCAGGAACTATGTTTCGTGCAAAAGATACAATTTTAGGTTTTAAGGAAGATAAATAATATTTATATTTATATTTATATTTATATGTATATTTCTATATACACCTCTTATGTAGTAACAATTCACGGAAAGCCTTGATACAAAAGGTTTATAGATGATTAAAAAAAAATTAAAAATGAAATGATAGAATTAAAGGGTTTTAAGTTTAAGACGAATATAAACGAAATGACTATTGCTGAGTGGCAGTTAATATCAAACATCGTTTATAGTGAGGATGATTTTATTGAAAAATATATTAGAATTTTTCAGGTTTTAGGTGCGTCCGAAGATATTATAGACGAATTAGAGGAATCCGATTTACTCGCTTTTGTTGACGAGTTTTCAAAAAACACTCAATTGAGTATAGAAAAGAAAAGAGGTTTTGAATTAGATGGAAGAACCTATGTAGCTTACGAAGGTGACGAATATGTTTTGAAACTTAAAGATTTATCCTATATTGAAAAATTCTGTAAAAAAGAAAAAAACTTTTTTAGTTTGATGCTTGCAATTGTTTTCAAAGACACCGATGTTCATAATCATTATGAAGAGTGGGAAATAAACAGGAAAGCTGAATTATTCAATAATTTGAATGCAGGTGAATATTTGAATTATATAACTTTTATAACAGAAAAACTTACCAAAAAAATAGAAAACTTAAATGGTTAATATTCCAAAAAGTTGGTTTGAAATTAGTTTTGATCAATATTTGGAATTATTTGAAATTGAACAATCCACCGATATTGAGTTTAATAAAACTTTTGAACAATTAGCAGTTTTACTTGATATTAGTTCCGATGATCCATATTTTGACGAATTATCTGTTGATGACGCTTTTAAGATTTTTAATGAAATTAGATTTCTAAAAAGTCCTATTCCAAAAAAACTTGAAAAAAATTTTAATGAATATAAATTAATTGATTTTAATGATTTGACTTTTGGTGAGTTTATAGACATAGAAAACTTTTTAGCTGCTGATCCAAATCAAAATAAAATTCTGTTATGTGCAATTTTATATAAAAAATGGAAAACTGACGAGTGGGGTAACTTTATAACTGAACCGTATATTTACGATATTCAGGAACGAGCAAAATTATTTCAAGATTGTTCAATAGTTTTTATAGAAAGTTTATTTGAATCTTGGATAAATTTCAAAAATAATTTTATGAAAAACTATGAGCAGCTTTTTGAAAAAGATGTTGATGAAAAATTTGATGACGAGGTAACTGGTGCTGACGCTAAGGAACAAAAGCAAATGATAATTGAAGATAAAAAAAGAAGGAAATGGGGTTGGGAAAATTTAATTTGGAATTTATCGTCAAATGATATAACAAAGTTTGAACAGATTTTTTCACAGAAATTGATATTAGTTTTTAATATTTTGTCTATGAGGAAAAGTTTAGGCGTTGACTGAAATATTTATTTTATAACTCGGAATAACTGGTTTCAAACCTTTAAGTTGATCCTCAAATATTTTTTTAATAGAAGGTTTTACTATATTTGATATTTCTTTTGAAAAACCGTTTTGATTTATAAAAACACTAATAATATTATAAGGTTCCAAAAGATATTTGATATAATCGGCTGCTGAAACAGAAATATCAACAACACCGTTTATATAATTTACATTAACTTGAATTGAACGATATAAATTTCCTGTGTCGTATAATTTCAAATCAAGTATGGTTTTTTTGAAAAGATTAGTCAAAGTTGGATTATTCATAAAATATATTGTAAAAACTTAAAAAAAATTTATAAAAAAAACAATATAACTATATGGAAAAATTAGATATTTTTAAGATCACAATTGACGAGGAGTATGGTGACGGTGAAGATTTAGGAATTTCACAAATTGCTTTTACGAACACACCTGCAATCAAAGTTAAAGGTCTTGCTTTTAGGGAAGATAAACCGAGTAAAATGATTTTTACCGATAATGTAAAAATGAGGATTGCAGCACCTGCTTTGATTCCTATGACTATTTATAGGAATGATGAAATGGGTGAATATTATGTGCAGTTTACCGAGGAAGAAGTAGAAAAAATATTTGTTAAGTTTATGTCTAATCTTAACAATCAAGGTAAATTCAATCTTGAACATAACAACGATGAAATCGTTCCTGCTTTTATACTTGAAACTTGGATGGTTGGTGCAGATACAAAAGGTGATCGTTCTTTTACAGAATTCGGTGTTGAGGTTCCTAAAGGAACTATATTCATGGTGTCACAGGTAACTGACCCGATATACTATTCAAATTTAGTAACTAATGAACAGGTAGGTTTTTCAATTGAAGGTTTTTTAGGAATGAAATTAAGAAAACACGAAGGACCCTATGAAAAAGAACTTGCAGTGGATTCATTTAATGATTATCCGGATGCAGCAGTTAATAACGCAAAAAGAGCCTTAAAATATCAAGAAGAAAACAAAACTCGTTGTGGAACAAGAGTGGGTTGGACTCGTGCAAGACAACTCGCAAACAGAGAAGTTTTAAGTGAAGATACAATAAATAGAATGGCGGCTTTTATTCGTCATGAACAAAATTCAAAAACACCTTATAACGAAGGTTGTGGTGGTTTGATGTGGGATGCGTGGGGTGGAACAGAGGGAATTAACTGGGCTATCCGCAAGTCAGAACAACTTAAAAAGTTGAAAGAATTAAAAATTAACTTTACAGAAATGGAAAAACAAACTAAAATGGGTGACTTATATCTTCCAGATGGTGAGTGGGAAATTGCTGGTAAAACTTATGTTATTGAAGGTGGTAGAGTAACCGAGATCATAGATGAAAATGAAATGATGGATGGTGAAGAACAACAATCTTGTAACTGCGGTGGATCCACTTTTAATGAACTTCAAGCTGAGGTTCCTGCTGAAACAATCACAGAAGAAAAAGTAACTGAAAAAATAACTGAACCTTCAATCAAAGAAGAAGAGGTTATGAAACTGATTGAACCAAAACTTGAAGAAATCTATAAAATGATTGCTGACTTAAATGTTAAACTTGAAGGTAAGCAAGATGTTAAGATTGAGGAAAAGGTTGAAGAGGTTAAAATGAGTAAGCAACAGGCTTATTCAGAAATTCTAAAAAAATTGAAATAAAAAAAAATTAACAAAAAAATGAGAAAATTAAGATTCACAACTGACATACAGCCGAATGCTCTATTATGTCCAAATCCACAAGAATTTTATTCAAAATGTTACATCACAGAAGATATCGCTAACAATTATAGAGCTATTCCTGGTGTAAAATCATCTACAAAAGTTGCAAATGTTTTGTTTGATGACTTATTGAAAGCTTCTGAATGTTCGTTCACTGATGCTTCAACAACTCTTGATGCAAAAGAAATCACGGTTTGTCCGATTTCTGCTATGGCTCAATTATGTCGTTTTGACCTTGAAACTTCATATGTAGCTTTACAAATGGCTAAGGGTTCAAACGGAAGTTTTGAAGTTGCTTCATTCATGCAATACTATTGGGATGAAATGTCAAAACAAATTCAAGATGAGATCGCACAGATCAGATGGCAAGGTAACACTTCTGGTGGAACAGGAACATTCCTTGATCTTTGTGATGGTTATGAAGTTCAATTCGCAACTTCTAGTTCAGGTGTAGTTCCTTTAACTCTTGGAACGGTTTCAGTTACAAATGTTATTGACAAATTTGCAGCCGCTTGGGATCTTTTGACACCTGCTTGTAAGTTCAAAAAAGCTTCTTTAAGATTTTATGTTTCTGCTGATATTGCAGCTCTTTATCAATTGGCTGCGGCACAGGGTAATACTCAAACTTATGTTACTTTACCTCTTGGTTTAACATTCTTGGGAATTCCTATCGTTATTTGTGAAGGTATGTCTGCTAAAAAAATGGTTTTGACTATCAAAGACAATCTTATCTATGCTTTTGATGGTGAAGATGATTCAAAAGCACTTAAAGCTGTAAATCTTGAAGACACGGTTGCTGAACCACTTTTAAGAACAAGAGCTAACTTCAAAGTTGGTTTTCACTTCGTGAATCCAGCAGAGATCGTTTACGGATCATAATAAAAGGGGAGCTAAACACTCCCCTATAAAAAAATATAAAATTTAATATGGCTTTATGTAACTCCTTAACTTCTATCGCAAAAAGTTGTGATAATAATATGGGGGGAATCCAAGGATTGTGGTTATGGGATATGGAAGATGTTGTTGGTGCTTCTTCTTCATTCAATACTACAACTTGGACTTGGGATTCTTATAATGTAACTGGTGGTGCTACTGCTGTTCCGACTGGTTATACTTTTATCAGAAACTCCTCCAATTATACAGAAGAAACAAATATAGATTTAGGTAATGGTTCAACTTATGTAACTGCAACCTTGAATTTGATTTTTACAAGACGCGAAGCTCTGAAATCAAAATCAATTAAGATTCTTGGTGAAGGACAAAGATATTTAGGTGCCCTTGTTTGGGATTCAAACGGACTATATTGGTTGTTTGAAGATTTACAATTATCAGCAACAGGTGAAGGTTCTGGAACTGCGAAAGCAGATGGTTCAAAATACTCTGTTACTTTGATTGGTGAAAATTTAGATTTGGCTGGTGAAATTTCAGCCGCAGATGCCGCTTTATTGATCGCTAACGGATTCTTCGTTTAATTCTGTTCTATTCTTTTCATTCAGAGAGGTGGTTTCAAAACCACCTCTTATTAAAAATATAAAAACACGATGATCTATATTGAAAAGAACATATTGAATAAGGTTGCTCTTGAATTATCAAATCTATTGCCTTCAACTCCTTCAAACACATTTTTGTTTGAGTTTGTTTATGAAGGAAATCAGAATAGATATTCAAGATATTTTTATACACCTGATATTTCTGTTTATCAAAATAGATACAATCTTTTTGAAATTGACGAGAACTTTTTAGGCGCAACTGGAACAACCGCACTCAATCCAATTCAGCTTGAACCTGGACAATATTATTATAATGTTTATAGTTCAACTTTTTCTGTTGATTTTAATGATTTGAGTCCATTCACAAGCTCTGTTTTATCAACAGGAAGAATGGTTGTTGCTGGCACAATATCAGGAACATTCTCAAATCCAGTATATGATTATTTAATAATAGATCCTTTTACACAAAGTGTCTATTTCTAAAAAAATACAAAAACTATGAAACTATTTGGTTTTAATATCGGTTCAAAAAAAGTTGAAGCACAACCATTAACACAATTGACTGATCACTCTTTTGGAACTTATAAGAACTTTGCTTTTTCAACGCCTTTTTATAAGATTTCAAAAGACAATTTGTCTTTGCCTTATGTGACTAAATACTACACCACGAACAACATAGTTAGGTTTGGTGAAGATAATTTATATCCACAGCTTCTCAATCAACTATACTATACAAGTCCTCTCCACGGCTCAATTATTGAGTTTATAACAAACGCAGTTATTGGTGGTGGATATACATATAAAAATGATAAACTGACATCATCTGAAAAAATTGAATTGATAACTTTTGAAAAGTTGAATGATTGGCAAAAGTTATTGCGACTTTTAACTCGTGATTATTTGATACACCGAAGAGTTTGTGTCAAAGTGGTTAAGAGAAAAGGTGCTTATACAAAGTTTTTCAGATTGGATCCATCAACCATCAGAAATGATGTTTATAATATTAAGTTCATCTATTCTTATGATTGGAGTAGAGGTTATTATGATTTTAGAGAGTTCAATAGGTGGGAACCAACTGATGAAGATGGTGAAACACTATATGTTTATCAAGACAATACACCTGGACAAGATATTTATCCGATTCCACAATATAATTCAATTCTAAACTATGCAGCACTTGATGGTGAAATCGCTTATTTTCATAAGAATAATATTATGAATGCAGTTTTTCCAAGTTTAGTTATAAGGCGTCCAAAAGAGTTCAATTCAATTGAGGAAATTCAAGCGTTCAAAGAGGAAATAACTTCAAAAACAGGTGCTCATAATGCAGGTAGAGTTTTAGTTCTAACAGGTAATGGAATTGATGATGTTCCTCAACTTGATAGTTTAAAAGCAAATGAAAATGATAAAATGTTTGAAACTATATCAAAAGAACTGAAAGATCAGATTTGTTTTGCTTGGAGTTTGAATCCATCAATTATGGGTATAAAAGTTTCAGGAAGTTTAGGAAACGCAGAAGAACTTCAAATGAGTTACGCAATTTTTGAAAAGAATGTTGTCATGCCTTATAGAAGAGAATTAACTGAAATATTCAATCAATTATTGTTCATCGCAGGACAGAAAAACGAGGTTGAAATAAATAACTATCAAATTTTAGATAAAACAATAGTTCCTACAAAAGAAACTATTGAGAAAAAAATATAAACTATTATGATCTACTTTGTAACCGAACAATACATTAAGACATATACACCAATAACTCAAAATGTTGATGTTAATGATTTTCTGCCTCTGATTAAAAGTGCTGCCGATGGTTATGTTCGTTCTTATTTAGGAACTTATTTTTATAATGACTTATTGACGAAGTATAACGCACAGACACTCAATCCAGATGAAATCACACTTGTTCAGGATTATGTAAAAGACGCAGTTGCTTGGAGAGCCTGTTCAGAATCAGTTTTGACACTATCTTATCAATTAAAAAATAAGGGAATTCAAAGTCAATCTGGTGACTTCTCACAAAATCCAGGATTTCAACCTGTTTCTTTTATTTCACACCACTATCGTGATAAGGCTGACTTTTACGATGGTAGATTAAAGAAATATCTTTTAGACAATAAAGATTTATATCCAGAATTTATATCAGACTTAAACAAAGATACAATATTAAAACCTTTTCCTTGTTGGAGGAGAGACAACTATTTCCAAAGTGGAATAAACTTTGTATAAAAATAAAAAGCAATCAAATGGAAATTTTACAAATTAGTGGAGTTGTTTTTGGTGTGTTATTAGGTGTTATATCATTTTTTCTTAAAGCAACCATGGACGATATCAAGAAAATGAAAGAGTGCGTCTATTCAACTAAAACAAAAGTTGAGGTTATGGAGAGTGATTATTTGAATAAGCACCAGAACTTAACTGAAAAGTTCGATCTTCTAAACACAACTATGAAAGATTTAACAAGTGAAATAAAAAAGTTGAGTGAGCAAATACATAGAGGAATGTAAAAAAAATTGAATTTTTTTTTAAAAAAAGTTAAAAAAAAACGATTTTGGTTTTTAAAACCGTATATATAGTAATAGAGGTTAGTTGGTAATTAGGAGGGAAGTCATGAGCCCTCCTCCTCTATAAAAATAACCAACAATAAAAATTACCAACTAAAAATGAAGTTAGTTAAAAGATATGTTCCAGAATTGGTGCATAATTTCATTAAAAATTCCCACTATAAAAACGCTGATCATCTTTATGTAATTTGTGATATGTTAAATAGAATAACTATTTATCGCAAAGAGGATGATAATTCAAAAGAGTTCAGAGATATTCCACAAAAATATTTCACTGAAATTATCAGTAATTATGAATATTTTAAAGCTGGATTAGATTTTTTAGAAAGCAACAATATTATTTCTTGTGATGGAATATCTTCAAAAGATGCAGGTAAAGCTTTTGGTTATAAATTCAATAATGAATTTATTTCTAAACTAATTTCTGTTCAGTTACAAAGTATGACGATTGTTAGGAAGTTAATTAAAAATGTAAATGAAAGTAGAAATGCTGTTTCTAAAAAGTTTAAAAGTTATAAAAATTACTTCTTAAAAAATTTCAAAATTGATTTTGAAGGTGCAAATAAATGGTTAGAAAATTGGTTTAATGATGAAAGAGAAAAATTAGAATTAGGACAAAACTATTCAACTGAAATAATTCAACTTATCAATAAATACAATCGCCTTTTCATTTCTATTAACGCTATTAATGATGGCGACTTGTTTTTTCGTAAGAACGAAACTAACGGCAGAATAGATACAAACTTAACCAGTTTGAAAAAAGAATTTAAGAAATTTATTTCTATTGATAATTTATTTCAGGTAGATATTAAGAACTCTCAACCCTATTTCTTATCTACTATTCTATACTCTCTCTTATGTTCCACAAATCATAGTCAAAGCCTTGATACTATTGAGATACAGAAGTTCCAAAAATGGTGTTCTGACGGTAATTTATATGAAAAATTCAGTTATGAGTATGAAAAGCAAACAGGAAAAACTTTAACCAGAAGTCAAATCAAAGAAATAATGTTCTGTATATTCTATTCAAAGAACAACTCTTACAGAAAAGAAAAATCTATATTCAAAACTATTTTCCCGACAATACTTGCTTGGATTGAAAAACAAAAAGAAAAAAACCATAACCAATTTAGTATAAGGTTACAAAAGATTGAATCAGAAATCTGTATAGATGAAATCTTGCCTCTTTTAGAAGAAGCAAACATAGAATATTTCACAATACACGACTCCTGGTTGGTTAAAAAAGAAGATTTGAACCAAGCTATAAAAATAATAGAAAATAAGTTTATGGAGAAATTTGGTTACACACCGAAACTTGATATTGAAGATGTAAAAAATCCAGATAAAAAAGAAGCAACTTTGTTTGAAAAGCCGAAGCAGAAAATCTTATACAAAGGTTACAAAGAAGTTGAGATTGATGAAATCACCGAAGAAGATAAAAAATTATTTTTAGAAAAAGTAAAATTTTTAGAAACTCAATATTTTGGTGTAAGTGAGGAAATTTTGATAGATTTAAGGTTTTTTGATAAGTATAAGACAAGTTACATGTATGAAAAGTTGTTAAAAAGTGAAAAATGGCAAAAAATGACTTTTTGAAAAAAATATATAAAAGAAAATGGATTATATAGAAATGAATGAACTTGAAAAATCAATTTTATACTTTTTGAACCGTAGAAAAGAAGGTAAGTTCTTTGTGTTCAAACTTGATGCCATGCACCATGAATATTATTTAGGATTTGCTTATCCACTTTGGAATCCGAATATGAAAGGTGAACACGATAAACTATATCTTAAAATTAGTAGGCAAGAGTTGCGACTTTGGAAATTGAATCAGATATTAAATAGTTAAAAAAATTATAAAAAAAAATTAAAAAAATATTCAAAAAATCGTAAAGGGAAACATATATAATTTATATATACTTATATAGAAAAATATAAAAAAGTTATGAATTTAATTGAATTGAATATAAGACAGGTAAAAACATTCTTACAATTTGCTGAAATAAGCGGTGATAAAAAAGATATAATTAAATATAGAAAACAATTATCCGATTTGACAGACAAATTAAGAATCCAAAAAATAGATGAAATATTAAGAAACTATTCTTGTGTTTGACTTGGGAGGGTGAAATTCCCTCCTTTTATAAAAAAAAACGAATGATATGGAAAAGATAGAATTATTAGAAAAGATTGAAAAACAACATGGTTGGGTAGATGTGATAGATGCTTATACTATTATACATCTTTTCACCGAAGAGTTTGGAATCATTCAAACTGCTTTGAGTGTAGAAAATGAATTGACTTATATGTTGATGCGTTTAAGAGGTGATTCAGTTTTATGGACTGATTTTGAAACTAAAAAAAAACTTTGCACGAAATGTGGTGAAGAAAAATTCGCAACTGATTTTCAAGTGAATGTTGCGATGAAAGATGGTAGAAGCAGCAGATGTAAAACATGTATAAATGGTAGAGCAAAAGATGTTCAATCAAGAAAAAGAGATGAGGAAAAGAAACAAATCAAAACTTGTTTCACTTGCAAGACAGACAAGATGCACGACGATTTTAGAAGATATTATGTTAAAGGAGTTTTGAAAAGAAGTA